ACCGCTAGACGGTCCATGAACTTGATGACAATCGAGTGGCAAAACCGCGGTATTAACATGTGGACGATTGATTCGGGTACAATTAACTTAGTATCCGGTACGTCTAGGTACGCTTTACCAGCCGATACTATTGATCTGCTTGAACACCAAATACGTACCAACAATGGTAACGCGAGTACACAAGCCGATCTTACTATAAGCCGAATCAGTGTAAGCACGTACGCGACTATACCTAACAAGTTATCACAAGGTCGCCCTATCCAGTTGTATGTAGAGCGGTTGAGAGACGCGCCGCATGTAAATGTATGGCCTGTGCCGAACAACAATGACTATGTGCTGTACTATTGGCGTATGCGCCGTGTGGAAGACGCTGGGTCCGGCGTACAGACCGCTGATATGAATTTCCGGTTTTTCCCCTGCCTCGTTGCAGGTCTGGCGTACCATATCGCCATGAAGGTTCCTGAATTGGTGGATCGTATTCCTATGCTAAAAGCTGTGTACGACGAGCAGTATGAACTTGCTGCAGGGGAAGACCGAGAGAAGACAGCCGAACGATTTGTCCCTAGAATAGCTAGGATTCGTTGATGAGTAATCAGTTTGCATCTTCTCAAAAGGTTATCGCGCTCTGCGATGTGTGTGGATTCCAGTACAAGTTACGGGAACTACGTAACCTTTTTGTTAAGGGCAGAGATACGAACGTAAAGGCTTGCCCCGAATGCTGGAATCCCGACCAACCACAGTTACGTCTCGGGGAATATCCAGTTAACGATCCGCAAGCTATACGGAACCCGCGTCCAGACCAAAGCCTTGGTCCTTCTGGAGACTTTAGCAGCCGTGGTATCCAATGGGGTTGGAACCCCGTAGGTGGCGGCAACGATCCATTTGGCCTTTCACCTAACACGTTAGTAGGTACTGGAGTTATAGGCCAAGTTACGGTAACTACATCATAGGAGTAATGATATGAAAGTTTTTGATATGAAGGAACCCAAGGTCATCAAGGCCAAAGGCGTTCAGCCGTGCGGCCACGCACCGAAACCCAGTATGAAGGGTGTTAAGACTACGGGCATTAAAGTTCGTGGTACAGGCGCAGCTACAAAAGGTCTTATGGCTCGTGGGCCGATGGGGTAAGCTATGAACTATACCGAGCTGAAAACTAATATCGAAGACATCTGTGAGAACACTTTCACGGATGAGCAGCTCGCTATGTTCACACAGCAGGCTGAACAGAAAATCTATAACACAGTGCAGATACCTGCGCTGCGTAAGAACGTGACGGGTACGCTAACAGCTAGTAACAAGTACCTGTCTACGCCTTCTGACTTCCTGTGGTCTTACTCGTTGGCCGTTATTGACGGGAATGGTGTGTATCATTTCTTGTTAAACAAAGATGTCAACTTTATGCGAGAAGCCTATCCTAATCCTACAGATACAGGGCGACCAAAGCATTACGCATACTTTGACGATGACACGTTTATCGTTGGGCCTACCCCAGATTCCTCGTACAGTTCGGAGCTTCATTATGGATATTATCCTCAATCAATCGTTACTGCTGGCACTACATGGCTTGGGGACGAGTTTGATTCTGCTCTACTCAATGGTGCGCTAATTGAAGCTATCCGCTTTATGAAGGGTGAACCCGACATCGTTGCGATGTACGAGAAAATGTATCTACAAGCTATTACCCTACTCAAGGGGCTTGGAGATGGTAAACTACGAGAAGACGCATACCGCTCGGGCCAGTTCCGAGTCCCAGTAAGTTAAGGAGGCCAAAATGGCAATTACTCAAGCAATGTGCACATCCTTCAAAGTCGCTCTACTCGACGGCGAGATGGATTTCAGTGCAGATACGACACAGACATTCAAGATCGCGTTGTACACAAGTGCAGCGGATTTAAGTGCCGCTACGACGGCGTACAGCGTCACGAACGAGGTGTCAGGTACGGGCTACTCGGCAGGAGGTAACACTCTTACTATCGCAGCTAACCCAGCCTCTTCAGGCACTACAGCGTTCTTAGACTTCGCAGATACTACGTGGACTGACGCTACAATCACAGCTCGTGGCGCGTTGATCTACAAAGTGGGCGGTACTAACCCTGCCGTTGCCGTGTTAGATTTCGGTGCAGACAAAACTTCTACGGCGGGTGACTTTCAAGTTCAGTTCCCAACAGCAGACGCTACGAACGCTATCGTACGTATTGCTACCCCGTAAGGTGTCTGTATGGCGTCTTCAGTAGAATACATTGGTTGGGGTTCCGGTGCTTGGGGCCAGACGGCTTGGGGTACTGACCTAACCATTGTTTCTGTTGATGGCGTAGCCGCAAACGGCATTGCCGCACCCGTAACCGTGGATGCGGAAGCTAACACCCTTGTCACGGGTGTAGAAGCCGTTGGGCACATAAACGACGTAGGTATCGACGCGGAAGCCGATGTACTCGTACAGGCTGTCAGTGCTGTTGGTTCTATAGGCACAGTCACGGTTAGTGCCGCCGCAGAGATACCAGTAACCGGAGTAGAAGCCGAGGGTGCGGTAGGCACTGTCACTATGACCGGGGCGGCGAACATTTTCCCAACAGGTGTAGAAGCTGATGGCGAAATTGGTACAACCACAGTTGACGCTGAAGCTAATGTAGCCGTCACAGGTGTAGAAGCCGATGGCGCTGTAGGCACTGTTACCATGACTGGTACAGCCAATGTCTTCCCGACAGGTGTGGAAGCCGACGGGGCCATAGGAGACGTGTTCGTAGCGTTTGGCGCTACAATTCCAGTTACGGGATTGCAAGGGAACGCAGAACTTGGTACTGTAGTCGCATCAGCTAACGCAGATGTATCTGTTGTAGGGCTTGCAGCTACGGGAATTATTGGTTTCGCCAATGTATGGGGCGAGATAAATGATGACCAAACACCTAATTGGACACCTATCGCCAGTACGCAAAACCCTGAATGGGGGACCGTATCTGAAACGCAAACTCCAAACTGGCAAGACATAGCCGCATGAGGACTAGAACATGACAACGCAATATTCACCGATACTTAAACTTGCTCTGCCAGTTCAAGGCGAACTCAGCGGTACATGGGGCGACGTAGTAAATGATAACATTACGTCGATGGTTGAACAGGCTATCGCAGGACGCGCGGTTATTGATACGTGGACGACTGACTCGCATACGCTGACCACGGCGAACGGTACGACTTCCGAGTCTCGCTGCGCTATGCTTGAGCTTACCGATACAGGCACGGCTCTGACTGGCGCGGGTACGGTTATCTGTCCTACAGCCTCTAAAATTTACATCGTTAAGAACGCGTCGGGGCAGAACATCACGGTTAAGACTTCTGCGGGTACGGGCATCCTTGTTCCTGACGGACGCACTACATTCTTGTTCTGTGACGGTACAAACGTCGTAGAGGCGATGACTCACACAACTTCTCTGCAGTTGGGTACGAGCACAACAGTCACAGCGGTACTTGACGAGGACAACATGGCGTCTGACAGCGCCACATCCTTGGCTACACAGCAGTCTATCAAGGCTTATGTGGACGCGCAGGTCGGTGCTAATAACGAGTTGTCTGAAGTTCTAGCCAACGGCAACACGTCCGGTGCTAACGACATTATCGTGGACAGTGGCCAGAAGATTACTACAAACACCATTGATGAGACTACAGCAGGCTCCGGTGTTACGATTGACAGCGTATTGCTCAAGGATGATGGCGTCAATGCGACGAACCTAGAAGTAACAAACATCAAAGCGAACGACGGCACAGCGGCAGTTTCTATCGCTGATACTACAGGCCAGACAACCATCACAGATGCGGTTCTTACAACAGCCGACATTAACGGTGGCACAGCGGATGGCGTAGTTATTGGTGGTACAACCCCTGCCGCAGCTACAGCGACTACAGTTACAGCGAATACCAGCCTTACTATTGCAGGTACAACCACGGTCACTTCGATCTTGGATGAGGACAACATGGCCTCTGATGACCCTGCAGGTCTGGCCACACAACAGTCCATCAAAGCCTATGTAGACGCACAAGTCGGTGCCAACAACGAACTGTCCGAGGTTCTTGGGAACGGCAACACGACTGGCGGTAATGACATCCTGTTCGGTGACAACGACAAAGCCATCTTCGGCGGCGCAACGTCTGAGCTTCAGATTTATTCTGATGGGTCTAATAGTTATATCAAAGATAACGGGACAGGAAACCTCCGAATAAATGCTGGCGAGCTGACACTTACGAATGCAGCCGACAATCAAAATAGAATTGTTACCACGTCTAATGGCACTGTTTATCTTTACAACGGGGGTGCAATTAAACTCGCCACCACCGGCACAGGTGTAGACATCACGGGCAACACCTTATCCTCTGACACCTTTGAAATAGACAGCGGTGGTGACGGTTTCCTTGTTGGTGGTGGTCAGACAGGTACTACTGCGATTGGTAAACTGCTCAACTCGGGAGGTGTCCTAACGCTTGATACAGATGGCGCACGGTCTATTCAATTCTCTACTGGCGGCAGCGCAATGATGCGGGTTGATGGTAACGGGAACGGAATAATCATCAACGAAAGTGGCGCAGACCAAGACTTCCGCGTCGAGAGCGACAGCGTTGCAAATATGTTCTTTGTGGATGCTTCGACTAATCGCATTGGCATTAAAACAGATGCGCCTCAAGCGGTTTTTCAAGTTAATTCAGTAGACCCACAGTCAACGACATTATTTTCCGTCAGAGGTAACGGTAATAACATTGAATGGGGACACAACAACAGAACGTCTGGTTATTATGGCGTTCTTGGCGCAAATAATAACAACGGTAATCCGTTTATAGCTTTTAGCGCAAACGCAAACTCAGGGACATCTAACACATACGACACTGACGGTTTTATAGGCACAATCCTTCGTGGCTCTACTGGCGGTGAGCTTTCAATAGAACAAACTCTTCTTGCAGATGCAGATGACCAAACTCCGGTTCAAAGATTGGGTATTAGTGCTGCCGAAATAGTAGTGAACGAAGCTAGTACAAACACCGACTTCCGCGTCGAGAGTGACATCCAATCCCACGCGCTGTTTGTTGATGCGGGCGGAAGTAATGTTATGATTAACCGTTCTACCGCCATAAACAACGCCACCCTGTCTATTTCAACAGGTGGGACAGATGTTACTGGTCTAGCGGTTCGATCAACTGGCGGAACAGAATACGGCCTTTATATCACCCCCCGCAGTGATGGAACTATTACGCAGGACGCTACTGGCGCGGCGGCGGGGACTCATGTTTTTTCCACCGCAGGTACGGAGCGTTTTCGTATTAAATCCGCAACCGAGGGGGTCTTTAACGACCCCGGCAACGACTACGACTTCCGCGTCGAGAGCGACGGCAACGCTAATATGCTGTTCGTTGATGCGGGTGCAAACGAGGTCGGTATTGGAACAAACACCCCCGACGCAACAATGCACGTTTATGGCAGCTTGACGGTTGGTAAAGCGGGTGTGTCGGAAAACCACGACTTGAAAATGTGGCCCGCAACCGCGGGTCGTTCTGTTATGGGATTCAGAAACCAAGACAACTATATGGCGTTGATGTCTGGTAATCCACTTTCCACAGACTTATTCACTGTTACTACTGGGGGCCGCGGCAGTTTTATCGGCGGGTTGACGGTAAACGAAAGCGGTGCCCCCGCTGAAGACTTCCGCGTCGAGAGTGACCTCAACAGCCACATGCTGTTCGTTGATGCGAGTAGTGACAAGGTTGGTGTTAATAGGTCCGCGCCCAACTATACTTTAGAAGTAGGTGGTAACTTTAGTACCTCTTATTCTACTGCACAAGGAATTAGCACTGTCGTTCACGATTACCAAAACACTACGGGGCATATCCTGTTTGCGTACCGTGAAGGCGCAAACAGCAGCGGCACGGGGATTAAGATTAACGGTGTGTTTACCTTTGATCGGGGTACAGCTAGTGCATATCCTCGCATGGGGTGGGTCAAAATTGCGATTGACGATGATACGAGTATTGCACCCAACAACTGGCAAGCGATTGAGGCGGGCGGATATACAGGATATGTGGGGACGTTCCGTCTTCAAAAGGTTACATACAACAGCATCAAATACTGGGCGATTGAAGTTCCACAGGGTTCATCTTACCACGCTAACACGGTTTGTTTTGAGGGTTATGTCCGCGCAGGTGACTTGCTGCCTAACTCGAATAACAACTGTATTGACGGCGATGACCCTCTATTAACAATCAACGAATCTAAATATCCTGCTAAGTTTACACGCTCTGCTGACAACTCGCAAACTTACAATGGTTCGATAGTTTTTAACGATCTAAGCGACAACCACGACTTCCGCGTCGAGAGTGACGCGTCCACCCATGCTTTTTTTGTCGATTCTTCGGCAGATCGAGTGGGCATTTTCCAGAGTTCACCAGTCCACGGTTTTGATGTAAACACCACTGCAAATTTTGACGGTCAAATCCGTCAGGGTCGTGTTTCTAAATACACTAATAATAGTGGATCAGTCCCACTAAGCGGGTCTAATCCTAGCCAAGCGTGGTTTAAACTTGGGACGCTAGATAATCCCGGGCAGTGTGAAATCCTCTATGCCATAGGTACGGGTAATAGTGAGGACCGTGGTCGAATCCGCATCACGGGTACTTATACGATGTCTAACATCGGCGTTGAGGTTTATCAGCAAACATACAACGCACACCTTTGTAAGGTGCGTATTGTGGCTGTGAGTACGGGCGGCTCTGATTTTGAAGTTTGGGTAAGTGTTGCTAATAGTAGCACTTACGCAGGCGCTGTTAGTGTTGTTGCGCAAGTAATTTTGGCAGAGGGGGCCAGTGGGCGTTGGGCTTACGCTATGACAACAGGAACACCCGGAACGGCTGTTTCGGAAGTTTTTGTTTCAGACCCTGCGGGTGACAAAAACCATATGGTTTTAGGTGGCGGTTTAACCGTCAACGGAGACCAACACCCCAACAATGATTTCCGCGTCGCGAGCAGTAGCAACGAGTATGCGCTGTTTGTGGACGCAGGCTCTAGCGAAGTAGGCATAAACCAATCAAACCCTCAAGCTCCGCTTCATGTTAATGGCGGGGTTACTATGACGGGCGGTTGGATTAGAACCCAGTACCTAGAGGCTGTCTTCCCCGCAATAGTATTCAAAAGCACTTATAGTGCCAATAGTTGGGGCGGTATAGGCTACGATAGTTCCAACGAAAACATGGATTTCTGGGTTGGTTCTACAAGCGAAGATGTCAGCTTAGATGTTGCCAAAAAGGTGCTGCGCTTACGAGACACAGACGGGTTTATTTGGAATGATTCAGGGCAAAATCACCTAGACTTCCGTGTTGCGAGCGACAACAACGCTAATATGCTGTTTGTGGATGCGGGGGGTGACGATGTCTTTATTGGTAAAAATACCAGTGCCCCACAAACCGTTGGCATAATGATGAATCTTGATGGCGCAGGGGGTCGAATAAGTATTTCGAGTAATAACGATAGTTCCAATGCAGTGGTTCTTGTGTCTCGTAGTGATACTGGCGGTAATACTCTTTTAATTAGACCCAACGGAAACGTACAAAACCAAAACAACTCTTACGCAGCTATTTCCGATATTAATAAAAAAGAGAACATCGCAGATGCCTCATCACAATGGGATGACATCAAAGCGGTGCGAGTTCGTAAATATAGCATGATAGATGATGCCTCTGCTACGGCAAATCAGATTGGTGTTATTGCTCAAGAATTACAGTCAGCGGGCATGGGTGGTTTGGTTGAAACTGTGCCTGACATACATGATCCGACGCAAAACGATATATCCGTAAAATACTCCATACTCTACATGAAGGCCGTCAAAGCACTGCAAGAAGCAATGGATCGTATTGAAACGCTAGAGGCAAAAGTAACTGCCCTCGAAAACGCTTAACCCAACGCCATAAAGGAGAAACCAACAATGGCTATTACCTGCACTTGGTCCGTATCGGACATGCAACACACAGACGCAACAGGCGGGGTCTTCCTCGTCTATTGGTCATGCGTAGCGGCAAGCGATGGAACCCCATCCTACACCGCAACAGAAGGTGGCAAGCTCCGCTGTGAGCCTGATCCATCAAGCCCAGACTACACGCCTTACGCCGATCTCACCGAAGATCAGGTTCTGGGCTGGGTCTACAACAGCTTGATCGAAGGCGACGAAACCGCCGATGAAGCAAAAGCTCGCGTTGAGGCTGACCGTACTGCTAAAGTACAAGGCCAAATTGACCGCGCTGCAACCACCGCTTCTGGGGTTCCTTGGAGCTAATTTAACTTAAACAAAAGGAGATCACGATGGCCGAGAAACAAACAAAAACCGTCACGATCAACGGCACTGACTACACTGAAGACCAACTGACAGATCAGCAAAAGGTTATGATTAACCACGTTGCTGACTTGGACCGGAAGATGGGTTCTGCCCAGTTCAATCTGGATCAACTCGCTGTCGGCAAGCAAGCCTTCATGGATATGCTGACAAAATCTTTGGNCGAATCAGAAGCACAGGAAGCNGCTGAATAATGGAAATGGACGCGCTTTTGAACATGGTATTTGCCGCAGTAATTAGCGGTTTAGGGTGGTGGATTAAATCCCAGCACGATGAGATAAAGCGCGTCACCATTCTTCTGAACAGAACACGCGAAGAGATGGCTAAAGAATATGTCACAAAGGCTGACAGTTCTGAAGTTCTTTCGCAGATTATGAATAAATTTGACCGCCTAGAGGAAAAAATAGACCGATTGATGGAACGGTGAAATGTGGTGTGTTCTTGTATTTGTCGGGTACGGACACACTTTCGTAAACAACTACGGCACGATGTTCTATAAAGCCTGCTACTACGACTGTGGCTCACCGGGCGGAAAGAACGGCCAATGGCACGATAAACGGTACGTTGTCCACCCAGACGCCTACTGCCCAGCGAGGTACATGGACACATGATTGACCCTATTACAGCCGTCGGCCTCGCCACATCTGCTTATAATGCCATCAAGCAGGGCATTTCCGTAGGCCGTGAACTTCAAGACATCACAGGCCAACTTGGCAAGTGGGGCAAGGCTTGCAGCGATTTTGCTTTCGCTGAAGAGCAAATCAAGAACCCCCCTTGGTATAAATTCAAAGGCTCTGACACGCATAGTGCCATAGAAATCTTCGCTCAAAAGAAGAAGATGTCGGAAATGCGCAATGAAATTAAAAATTTTATTAGTTTTCAGTACGGTCCCTCCGCTTGGGAAGAAGTCCTGCAAATCGAGGCGCAGATGCGAAAGCAGCGCAAAGAAGAAATTTATAGGAAAGAAGAACTTAAACGCGCACTGATAGAGTGGACCGTGGGTATTTTGCTCGTGCTTTCAGGTATCGTTGGTCTGGCTATTGTACTGTATTTCATGGGTCGAAGTCAGGGGAAGTGGTAAATGAAAAACTCTGACATCATAAGGCAGTTCGATCAGGCAGTTGAGCTTATTATTGAGGGTTTGGCGGCAAAGTCGGGGCGTCCATTCTCAGAGGTACTGGTGCTTTTAAGGCGAGAGAAAGAGCAGAGAGAGTGAGCTATGTGGTTCTTGGTGTGGTTTATGTTTACAAATAACAAGTTAGAGCATTATCAACTTGAGCAATTCCCAACAGAGTTGGAGTGCCAAGAAGAGCTTGAGAGAGCCAAGGTTCTAATAACTAACAGCACCACGGTGGTATATTGCTTTGAGGTTATACCGAAATAAACAAGGAAAATACGTTGTATATGACAAATCAGGAAAGATCGTTATAATAACGTCAGACAAGAGAGTGGCAGAGACATCTGCAAGGAGTTTAGAAGATGCCAAATGAATACGATCTGAACGGGAATGGCAAGATTGATCCAGTTGAGCATGAGATCATGCTGGAAGATCGCCGCCGCCGAATGGAAGACGCAGACGCCAAGAGAGACGCGCAGAGGCGCATGACGTGGTTTGCGTTGTCTGGTATGATTCTTTACCCTTTGGTCATCCTAGTGGCTTCTGTGGTGGGTTTAGACACCGCTGCGAAACTGATGGCTGAAATCGCGGCTGTGTATGTAATTGGCGCTTCAGGCATTGCCGCGGCGTATTTTGGTTTTAACGCAATGGAGAGTAAAAATGCTTCAAGCTCTGATAGGTCCAGTAGCTAACCTTGCGGGGTCTTGGCTCCAAGGCAAGGCTGACAAGAACGCTGCCGCTGCCGAATTAAAGTTGACCGAGGCTAAAGCCAAGGCACAGATACTTCTTTCTGAGAAGACTAGCGTTGCCGATTGGGAACGCATCATGGCAGAGGGTGCCAAATCAAGCTGGAAAGACGAGTGGTTTGTAATTGTGCTGTCAATCCCGCTGATTTTAGCCTTCATTCCCGGTGCCGAGGGTTGGGTAGATCGTGGGTTCGAGCAGCTTAATAAAGCACCGGACTGGTATTTTTATTCGTTAGGTATCGCAATAAGCGCCAGCTTCGGTGTGCGCGGTGCGCAGGCTTTGTTTAAGAGGAAATGAAATGACATACAAACTATCACAACGTAGCCTTGACCGAATGGAAGGCGTAGACGAGCGTTTAGTTGCCGTTGCAAAAGCGGCTATAGGACATACGGAAACAGACTTTGGTGTAATCTGTGGGCTTAGAACCATTGAAGAGCAGCGTGAGCTTTATAACAAAGGTGCGTCCAAAACTATGAAGTCTAAGCACATTGACGGCAACGCTCTCGACCTCATGGCTTATGTGGGTTCGCGTGGATCGTGGGAAATAAAGTTGTACTTTGACATTGCTGATGCAGTTAAGGAAGCTGCCATTGACGTAGGTGTTGCCATGCGTTGGGGCGCAGCTTGGCATATCAATGACATCCGCGATTGGGATGGCACAATGGAAGAAGCCTATAATGCCTACGTTGACTTGCGCCGCAGCCAAGGAAAATCTCCATTTATCGACGGCCCACACTTTGAGCTAATGGACTAAATCGTAGGTATGGTGTAATACCTTAGTAAATGGAGACCTATGATGCCTTTAAAGAAGCTACTTTTGAAGTCTGGTGTGAACCGCGAGAACACACGCTATACGAGCGAAGGTGGCTGGTACGAGTGTGACAAGATACGTTTTCGTCAAGGTACACCTGAGAAAATAGGCGGCTGGCAGCGTATATCTGCTACCACGTTTCAAGGGGTGTGCAGGTCATTGTGGAACTGGGTAACACTAGGTAGTCAGAACCTTATCGCTGTTGGCACGAACCTTAAATATTACATAGAAAACGGTGGGGCGTACAACGACATCACCCCATTACGTGCTACAGTGACGTTAACTAACCCGTTTGAAACAACTTCTGGTTCTCCTATTGTAGTCGTCACTGATGCAAATAGTGGGTACACAGATGGAGATTTTGTTACGTACAGCGGTGCTAGTGCCGTGGGCGGACTTACACTAAACGGCGAATATCAAATAACGCTGACCACAACTCTTAACGAGTATACAATAGACGCGGGTTCCGCAGCTTCTTCTAGCGCAACAGGTGGTGGCACAGTCACAGCGGCGTATCAAATTAACGTAGGTACAGCGTTTGCCATACCGCTAACAGGTTGGGGCGCATCTTCGTGGGGTTCTGGTACATGGGGTGTAGGCGCTACGTCTACAGAATCTATACGTCTTTGGAGTCAATCTAACTTTGGCGAAGACCTTGTATTTGGGCCTCGAAATGGACCAATATACTACTGGGACGCGACCAGTGGCATAACTACTCGTGCTGTGGAGCTATCCACCTTGGGGGGCGCTAGTGGCGTACCTACCAGCCAGAAGCTCATAGAAATATCAGACATCAACCGTTTTGTGTTCGCCTTCGGCGCAAATGAGTTCGGTACGGCTATAGTAAACCCCATGTTGGTGCGGTGGTCAGATCAAGGTAGCGTAGTAGACTGGACACCCTCTGTTACGTCACAGGCAGGGTTCCTTACATTATCTCGTGGCACTGAGATCATAGCTTCTAAACAAGCTAGACAAGAGGTGTTGGTTTGGACTGATGCGGCGCTCTATTCTATGCAGTATGTGGGCGCTCCTGTGGTCTGGTCTGCACAACTTGTAGGTGAGAACATATCTACAGCATCACAAAACTGTGTAGCCTATGCTAATGGTGTAGCCTACTGGATGGGCAAAGATAAATTCTACAAGTATGATGGGCGCACTCAACCACTACGTTGTGATCTCCGTAAGTTTATCTTTGGAGACTTTAATGAACAGCAATACGACCAAGTGTTTGCAGGTACTAACGAGTCATACCACGAAGTATGGTGGTTCTACTGCTCTACAGACCAAACAAACATAGACCGTTACGTAGTCTATAACTACCTAGAAGACATTTGGTACTATGGCACAATGGCGCGTACTGCTTGGCTGGATTCCGGCCTGCGTGGTAACCCGCTAGCGGCTACATACACTTACAACCTTGTGAACCACGAAGAAGGTGTAGATGACAACGAAACGGGCACCACTGCGCCTATACATGCGTTTGTTGCTTCCGCAGAGTTTGACTTAGAAGACGGCCACCAGTTTGCGTTTATATGGCGTATTCTACCGGACATTCGGTTTGACGGGTCTACAACAGGTTCCCCCAGTGCGACGATGACGTTGCTACCACTTGCCAATTCTGGGTCTGGGTACAACAGTCCTTTGTCTGAAGGTGGCAGTAATTCACGTACGATAACACGTACGGCTGTGCTTCCTGTAGAGGAATACACAGGGCAAATATACACCCGCGTGCGAGGCAGGCAGCTTGCTATGAAGGTCGAATCCACAGGGGAAGGTGTTACATGGCAGCTTGGCGCACCGAGGATTGACATGCGCCCTGATGGGAGACGGTAATGCCTAACGAAATCGACAGGGTAGCTACACCCGCGCTTCCTTTAGCGCCTGAAGGTTATGAACGTCCGTACATGGATCAGAATAGCAACGTGTTACGGCTATTCTTTAATCGCCTTGTAAACTCGCTTAACACTTTACTTAGCACTGATGTGGGCGGTAAATTTTTGTATAACCCCTGTGCAGCGTTCTATAGCACGCAGGATCAAACTGCGTCCGTGGTTAACACAGGTTATGCAGTTACGTTCAATAACACCTCGTATAACAGTGCAGTTACTCTATCTAATAATAGCAGGATTAACGTACAAAACCCCGGTGTGTACAAGTTTGATGTTACATTACAACTAGAACATAACAACTCTAGTGAAACGCCTATAACCGTTTGGGAACAGAAGAATGGTAGTGCTATAGCGTATTCAGGGCATATGTTTGATGTAAAAGGTAACGACGATTACGTTGTGCACTGGGGGTTTACCGTCTCCTTGGTAGCAAATGACTACATAGAGGTCTATTGGTCAACAGGCGATACTCAGCTAAACTTACACACAGAGGCTGCTACGTCACCACACCCCGGTATACCGTCAGCATCTATAGACATCTCCTTTGTTAGCAATGTATAGTAAAAGCACCCTTAACAAACAGGTGCAAAATGGACTTTTTAGAACTATTCGACGCTTGCGTCCGCGAAACTAAACCTCACTTAGACGACTACACAAAACCGACAACACTAGATATTTCTCTTAAAGAAGAAGACATCGGGCTAGATAGCTTGGATGTGACCCTCACTCTAGTGCTTATATCTGACATATACGGTATTCCAGAAACAGAAGACTTCAATATACCTGTAGGCTCTCTACGTGAGGTACGGGATTATATGTTGGAGAACAAAAACAAAGACTTTGACTCCGTAGAAGCTGCTATGGAGACTGTTACATGATCTATATGACACATTGTGAAACACTGTGTACTACGGAAAGAACTACCTACGAAGACATAGCGTTTCCGCAGAGCGTACACATTGTAAAAGATACTTTTAGACGTGCTAAATCAGGACTATTCTACCCCCCGCACAAAGCGTTTGACAAAGTTATCCTGCAGAAAACAATAGATTATGTCGTAGATAACCCAGTCAAAGGTAAGACAGCCTTCCTGTTTGCTGCCGGTAGTCAGGGCTGGATGGGTACGAGTGGGCGGTACGACCGAAATACAGAAGCCGAGTTACACTACAAGACCAAGATACCGTTCCTTACGCTCACCAATATCTACGCGGGGCGTATCGCTAGTATATTCCATGTACATGACCATGTATCTACGGACGCTAGCGCCTGCGCTTCTAGCCTAAAAGTGCTTATGGATATGCAGAACCTGTTTTGGCACTACGGGTTTGATAGAGTTATTGTCTTGGCGGGCGAGGATTCTGTGTGCATACCTTCACTAGAGTTTTTTGGGGACGCTAAAGCTAGTATACAGTTATCAGAAGAACCTGATCGCAAACCATCCGCGTTTGATGGCGTCAACACAGGATTCCACGTTGGGCAGGGGGCAGCACTTGCGGTGTTCGAGAAAGAACATGCGGGTATGTCAGAGCCTATGGCTAAGTTTTTAGGCGCGTATACATCTGCGGAGAACAACACAAACCCTCTTGGGCAACGCCCTGATGGTGAAGGATACTCTAAAGCTATCGACGGTTCCTTACATGTATCAGGGGTACGCAAGGAAAATGTTAATGTGGTAAAGACGCATGGGACTGGCACCGATGCTAACAATAAAGCAGAGAAAGCCGCGCTATTGCGTAGCCTTGATACGTTTGTAGCTACATCATATAAACCCCGTATAGGACATACGTTAAGTGCTAGTGGGTTATTGGAGACAGGGCTGTTGCTAAATGACATGAAACGCGGTATTGTACCACAAATCCTCAATAGGACTGAAGACGATGACGTGTTCCTGTCCTACGATGCGCCAGCCCCACGAGGGCCGTTCCTTAGTCTAGCCGCTGGCATGGGTAATATATACTCTGCGGCAATTTTTTCTACGGAGGTGTAGGATGTTAACTGTAATAGATAGTAAGGCAAGACCGTTACCTGCCCCTACGGTTATTACTATGGTAATCAAAGAGCTTGATTTAGGTGGGGTGCCCCCAGATGCTGCTATGGCAAGTATCGCAAAGGAGATGACCATGAAAGACGTTGACATGGTGCAGGTAGGAAACACTGTTTTTCTCGGTCATAGAGGTAAGGGTAAAAACAAAGATTTGATGTGGGGTCGCGCGTTTAACATAGACACTGCACAAAACTTTATAGCCAACGGGTTAAAGTATTTTACACATATGCAAAGAATAGGTGTCAAACGATACGTATCTGATTACGAGGGCGACGTATATGATAGCGCGTTCAAGACATGGAAACGGTACACAGACAAAGGTGACAGTGAAATCGCCGTAGGACGGAAAGCAGATGGTAGCTCCCGTGCGTACATTACTTTGGGTAAAATACCTCTAAGCGAAATTATGTAANATGGCAGTCGTAGTCAAAGCCGTTAAAAACGTTGTTGATTTCGCTGGAGATGTTCTTGGTGGCGCGGCGGATATTGTTGGCGATGTAGTCGGCGGTGCCGTTGACCTTGTCGAGGACGTTGTTGGCGGTGCTGTTGATATTGTTGAAGACGTAGTTGGCGCTGTCGGGGACGCTGTTGAATGGGCTGTAGACGAAGTAATCGAACCCGTTGTTGAAGGTGTTGGCGATTTAATCGAAGCCGTTGTAGATGATCCTATCACTACTATAGCCAAGGTCGCCGCAGTAGCCACGGGGAACACATGGGCTATCCCACTTATCGACGGTGCGTCTACTTTAGCTAAAGGTGGAGATATTGATGACGCTCTTAAATCCGCTGCGGTATCATATGTAGGTGGTAAAGTTGGCGACGTTGTAGGTACCAATATCAATCCCACAATCGCAGAAGTCGCAACGAACGCAGGTGTTAGCGATGCGGTAACTACGGTGGTACAAACGGCTGTTGCTGGGGGAACGGAAGCCGCGGCTACTGCTATTATATACGGGCAAAACCCGCTTGACGCTTTCTTAGAAGGTGGTCTTAACTCTGCTGTGGGCGCTACTATCGGTCAAATTTCCGATAAGCTAGATAGTAAATTCGGTGACGACGTTGAAACAGTTACCGACAAGGTGACGGATACAGTAACAGATGCAGTGAGCGATATTGCCGCCCCAATCACATCTGGGTGGGAGAACCTGCAAGACGGATTAAAAGATATTGTCGTTGCAGGTGTGACCGCTGAACTTACTGGAGGTGAAATATCTGCTGCGCAAGTAGGTAGCATTGTAGGTAAGTATACAGGCGTTACAGAGTTTGTATCAGACTTTATAAGTGAAAATACTGGCATAGACGATGCTGGAGTTAAGGTTCTTACCTCTGCGGTAACTAATGCTGCGACTACGGCCATAGCAGGCGGCTCTACCGCTGATGCTTTTTTTGGTACGTTGGACGCCGCAGGCGCAGCCGCCCTGACAGAGGTAGTAGACAAGCCTGTAAACAGTTTCATTGACAAGGTGTCTGGCACTAGCGCAGCGGTAGAAGAGGCAGCGGCGGCACTTAGAGAAGTAGAAACAAAAGCTACTGAAGCAACAAACGGGTTTAACGGACTACGCGCAGATTTAAATGGTCGTGTTCAAGAGCAAGATCGCCTAAAGGGCGTGTATAACACTGCACTAGACGCANACAACGCGAATCCTACACAAGCCACGTTTGACGCGCTCAACTCCGCAGCTACCGAATTTAATACATATGCAGATGATCTTGATTCGTATTACGCGGAAATTAAACCGCAAATGGATCAATACGAAGCAGACCACAGCACATATGTATCGCAGCTTGGGGGCTTACAAGCTACATACGACGAAAATACACAGTACCTTATGTCTGACATGGCTGACCTCGAGGAGGCCATGAAACCAATCTACGCTGAAACTAACAGGGTTGTAGCCACTACTCTACGGCCCGGGATTGATGAGGACACATATCGTAGGCTTAACGGGCTAGATGC